CGGCGACGACACCGGGCCGAGCTCAATAAGGCGAACTTCGGTAAGTTCACGAATGCGCCGGCCTTCACCATCGGTTGACCACCGGTCGCCATTAGGGGCAACAGTGAAAGTGAAACTTGAACCGGCAAGGTCGCCACGTTCGGCCAGCGTCCAAACGTCCCGGCCCGCCTGGGTATCGGGCAAGTCAACGTCGTAATAGACGCCGGTTCCGTCAACGCCGATTCGGGCGGTAGCCGCCGCCGTGCGACCCAACAACAAATCGACGTTGTGGTTCATTGTCACCATTACGTCATTGTTTAGTGACACGGTGCGGGTGAACGCTTCGGGTGTGATCGTTTCACGAAACCCGCCTAGGTCTTCGCTAAGCGAATCAAACACGGCGCCATATCCGACTAGGCGCCGGTCCCCGTCTTCGTTCATGCGGGCTTCAATAGGGCGGCCCGCCATTTTCAGGATACGTGTTTCTGTATCTTTAACCATTCGACGGTTCGCTTTCTTGTTCGTCGGTTTGCGGGTATTGGGAGAGTGGAATCCATGGGACGGCGCCGGCGCCATCGGGCAACGCCGGGAAACCTTCTTGCCGGCGGGCTTCGTCGGCGGTCAACAAACCCGACGCAACGTTTTTCCGTAGTACTTCCCAACGCTTTTCGGGTGACCCACGAAGCAGCGCTTCCTCGTGTAACGCTATGCGGGTTTGACTGGCCGGCATTCCTTGCCGCATTAGTTCGGCACGATACAGCAACGTGTAACGGGCTTCGAGTCGTTCTAGCCACGGCCGTAACGTATGAATCACGAATGCCGAATTGGTTTCGGCGAGGCCGCTTCCCCAGCCGGTCATGTTGGTGGTGTCGCCGATTAGGTGCGGCGGGGTGCCATACAAACGCGCGATTTCCTGCACCCCCATTTTTCGAGTCTCCAAAAATTGAGCCTCGTTCGGGCTAATCTGCAACGCCTTAAATTTGACGCCCCTAGTCAAAACCGCAACCTGTTTTGCACGGTTCGGGCCGCCGTGCAATTCCGCCCAAGATTCCCGCAACGCCTTCCGGCCAGTATCCGAAAGGTCCGTTTCCGGTGGCACCTCAAGCACCCCGGACGGGGTGCCGTCGTTCGCAAAAAAGCTTGCCCCGTAACGTTGAGCCGCTAACGAAACGCCAATGGTTTCGGCACAAGCTTCGATTGGGGACATGCCAACACGGGCGCCGGGGTGACCCATACCCCGCAAATGCAAAATTTCTACCGGCCGGCTATTGCTCGAACTAGCGGTTAGGACGCGATAGTCACGGGGCGGGGTGCCATCGGTCGGCGTAACCGTCACGGTGGTGTCGGATACCCTGCGGCATGTTGTCGGATTGAGGACAATGATTTCTTTGACGCCGCCGCCATCGGCCGCCGTGTGCCAAACGATCATGTTGTAGGCGTCGCCGCCGGCCAACAACGACACCATTGTTTGCCCCAACATTTCAACCCACGTGTCGGTTTCGTTCGGGGTGTTCAGCCATGCGGGTTGGTTGGCGGCGTCAAGCCATCGGCCTTCGGTTTCGTATTCGGCCGCCCTTGGAAGCGTGGCAATCGCTTCGCTAATAATCCGCCAACACGCATACACGGCCGTTAGTTGTGAGGCCGTCGCCGTTGTAACATTCACGCCCGCTTTCCGGCGGGTCATAGTTAGGTCGAGGCCCTGCTCGAACATGGCTTGGAAGGAAAGGTCACGGGCGGGGTTGCGTGCAGGGTTTAGGGTGGCCCGTATGGCGTCATTGAATCGGGACATCTGGCGTGTCTTTCAGTTCGGAACCGGCCCGGATAAACAAGCCGCCAACCACAAAAACGGCGAGCGGTGCGGAAACGGTAGATATAGCGCCGACCATTAACGCCGCCCCAACAAGTAGAAGTATCGTTTGCAACATTTGTTTCTTTCCAACTCTACAACAACAAAAGGGGCGAGTCGTCGACTTGGGGCCGGTCGCCACTCCACAACCTAGCCCGAGAAAGACCAACGATAGCGGCGACGGCCAAATCGATGTGACGGTTAGACGTCCGGGATTCCTTAGTTATCAACGCCCCTAGCGGCGTTTCACGTACAACGGCGTTCGACAAATGACGGGCGAGCGCCGGGTTTCCGTCGTGGCTAAGTTCCCCATCCATAACGGCTTGATAGAAAGTTGACGTTGCCGGAATCATGCGGGCCCGGCTATTCGTCGGAAACTCAAGGATCGGGACGCCGTGCTCTTCTTGTAACCGTAAAAGCGATTGTTCAAACCGCCACGGGTCCGCCGCCATTTCTACGACACGAAACTTTTCGCAAGCGTCCACCACGGCTTGTTCTACTTCGCCCGCCGGCGTCCGCCAATCCGGGTCGCTTGCTGGCGCTTCCCAATGCCCCAAAACGGCCATGTGTAAATCGTCCGGCCGCACCGCCACCAGGGCAGTACTATCGCCCTTCCATGCGCCATCGAATCCTAGAACTATGGTGTCGCCTTTTTCTAACGGCCGCACCGGTTCCCCCGCATCGGGACCGACCGCACCCCAAGCACCCAACGGCAAAAACCCGGTCTTCGCTGTAGTCCAACCGTTCATGAAATAGCGGATGAAAGCCGACTCGTGTTTTTGGTTTAGGTGCGTGTTGAACTCGTCGACCGGGTTCGGCATAACCTCCCAAGCCGGGTTGTATAACGGCCACAAATCCGGGTCGTGATGGTCCCAACCCGCCCCCGTCATTTCCTGTTTTGTCGGCCCGTACCACGTCATACCAAACGACGGGTCGGCCAGTTCACCCGCCATCGGAACACCATTCAACCGGTGACCGTCAACCCTGAGCCCGTGTTCATACAACCGGCCAAGCGGCGTTTCCAAGTCATAACCGGCCGTCGAGATAACCAACGTTAGGGGGTTGTTCCGTTGCCCCGAACCCATAGACATTGCATCGTAAAGGTCGCTGTTTTTGAAAATGTGGAGCTCGTCAAAAATAACAAACGACGGTGACAACCCTTGCTGCAAACCCGCATCGCTAGACACAACCCGATAAACGCCGTTGTTGTGCGTGCAACGTATTTCGTTGCGGAACACTTGCGCCACCGTCGACAACGCCGGCGACGACGTGACCATTCGCCGGGCTTCGTCAAACACAAGCCGGGCTTGTGCCCGATCACCGGCGGCCGAATAAACTTGCGGCGCCGTGTCGTGCCGATCCCCGATTAGATGATACAAGGCGAGCGCTGAACCCAACGCCGACTTCCCATTTTTGCGTGGCAACCCCAACAAGTAAGTTCGCCGCAACCGCCGGCCGTTGTCATCTTCGGCATAAATATCGTGAATCAGTTCACGTTGAAACGGTAACAAGTCGAACGGCTGGCCTAGGAACGAACCGCCCAACGTCAAAAACCGTTCGATAAACTCGATTACCCTTTCGGCTTCGGACATGGCCGGGCGGGTCGTGATGGTCGCCGCCGTCACCCGTCAAGCCAATCTTCCAACGCCGATTGAACCGCAACTTGACCAATGGCGATTGTGTTACGGGCTTGCGGGTTAAGCCCTAGACGGTCTTCGAGCGGGCCTAGTTTCTTTTCGACATCGGAAACAAACCGGGCCATAGGGTGCGGCCAGATTGCACCGTTGTTTCCCTCGACCGTCCAGCCTTCAACGTCAAGGATGGCGGTCATGGTTTGCCGGCGTTCCACGTATTCGCAATATCGGGCAACGATTTCGTAATCGGCCCGCACGTTATAAACACCGGTCGGGCCGCCTAGTTCCCAAATGGATTCCCAACGGGCCACGTTGTTAATACTGGCCGGCGGCGCCGGCGTAACAAAAGCGGCATTCCCTGGGGCCACCAACTTTTTTCGCCATTCGTTCCCGGTTCGTTGCTCCGGCGGTTTCGCTCTACTCATTTTTCCGTGTCCTTCGTGGGTTGCTTACCGGCAACGATAGCGCACGGCCACCCCTGCAACCCCCAAAAGCCCCGTCGGGCCTTTTTGACGCCCCAAGTCGCGTTTCCTAGGTCGAGCACATAGACG